GTAAGGCAAAGGGTAAGCAGTTTGTGGCTCAACCGAAAAAGATTGCTAAAAAAGTAAGGAGATATAGAACTTGAACTGTTACTGGAAAGAAGAAAAAGCAAAATATAAAAAAATGTTTAAGCAACCGAAACATATCTTGGATAACGCGATAAGAATGGCAATAGAGCAAGATAAAAGAAATTCAAGAAAGCCAGACTATGTGAAAAGAAATTGGTTAATTGTTAAGTTAAGAAGAGAAGGCAATACCTTTAAGAAAATAGGGGATATGCTTGGCATAACAAAAAATAGAGTTCGAGAAATACATATTGGATGTCTTAAAAAAATTTACAAAAATGTATCTAAACTTAACCAAAGGAGTCAAAATGCCTAATGTAAATGGAAAAAAGTTCCCATATACCAAGAAGGGAATAGCTGCGGCTAAGAAGGCTGCCGAGAAAAAGAAAAAGCCTATGAAGAAAAAGAAAAGCCTTATGTCTGGGAGCTAC